ATGGATCGTGAACGATGGCTCAGCAAGTTTAACGACCAGAAGCGACAACGCATGGTCGATGGGTACACTCAGATCCCCTTAGCTGATTATAAGTATATTGGTACCAAAGACCTCAGTGTCAAACAGGAAATACTCTTAAAGCGATACGACGACACGTGGGCTCCCCGGGTGATTAACGCTGGTAACGATGTGTTCAACGCCATCACCGGCCCTGCCGCCATGATTTGCATGGAGCGGTTTTGTTCTTTTCTCAAATTGCACCCTCTTGGCAATGTTAACATTTTGCCCGCCTACAAACAAAACGATGTCAGTCTGCTTGAATTTCTTGTGCAAGATGACTCTTTGACCCACACCGTTGAAGGTGATTACTCTCGCAATGATAGTGAGCAACGTTCTCGAGTTGCTCTCATCATTGACGCTTGGTTGGTCAAGCTCAACCTTCCTGAATGGTACCGCACTTTGTGCCTTAAGCTTAACACCTATAAGGTTCAAAACCGACAGTTTGGTTTTAGTGCAAAAGTTAGATTTCAACTGCCAACAGGCACCACTGCCACCACATACCGCAACAGTATGTTTAATTCAACTATGTTTGCAGTTGTCTGCAACAGACAAAATCGTCGCGGCCGCGCCCTCATTTTAGGAGACGACCTATTAGCTAGACTCAACCAACGGCTCGACCTCAAGGCTTGGGTACTCACCGTAGCTGATTTTAAAATGGTTTTAAAAGCCAAAGCCCCTGAACTCAACAAGCATGCAACTTTTCTTAGTCGGAGGATCATTCTTGACGGTGAGACCCCTTGCATGCTGCCCCTTCTGGGCAAAGCCTTAGCTCGTTTCAATGCACGAGGAACAATGAACCCATCAGTTGATGACAACAGTTACATGGCCGGCAAAGCATTATCTTATGCTTACGAGTGCAGGCATGTTCCCTGGGTCAGAAACAGATTCCTTCAACGTTACCAAATGCACGCCGATTCTAACCCTGTGTTCGATGAACTCAGTTGGTTCACACGCACCAGTGGACTAGACACTCTCGACTCAATCGTCCAAGCCATCCACGATGAAAAAGTGCTCGTCGATGATGACACTTTTGAATTGTGGTTGCTAGACCTTTACGACTCTGATCTATACGAATTGGGAGCAATATTTGACGCTATAATATTAAATATCGAGCCAGAAGTTCTTGAACTACCCTGGTTTGACAAGTTCAAAATCGACACATAATCAAGTTCGTTAGTTGAGATCCCACTTGGTCGATCTCGGGCACTTGCCAGTAATCCACTTAAAG